CTGAAATGCTTCTAATGATCGATAATTATCTTATGGGTTTATAACAGTTCGTTACAGTTTTTAAATATCATATAAATCACTGAAAAATAATAATATTAGTTCATATTAGTTCTCGATCACTCTATCTAATCCTCACTCAAAACGGGTAATATCGCGGGTAACGCATGATTACCAGTTCCGTTACCCGTATGGCTGCCATCAAACTTACAGATGCAAAAATAAAGACTTTAAAACCACAAGATAAGGTTTACCGAATTCTAGATAGCGAACGTTTATATATTGAGGTTCGCCCTACTGGTGCCAAGGTATGGCGATTCAAATTTGTTTTCGCTGGCAAAGAGTCATCAATGAGTTTGGGTAGCTACCCTGCAATTGGTCTTGCTGATGCACGTATGCTGCGCGATGAAATGAAGGTCAAAATTGCAAAAGGCATTCATCCAGTTCAGGACAAGAAAGAAGAAAAACAGAAAGAGATCGACAAAGAAGCTAATACATTTGATGCCATTGCTGATGAGTATGCGCGTGAACGTTTAGGTGCACGGACTCCTTTGCATCTGGATAAGTTCAAAACATCTTTAGCAAAAGACATCTCACCAGTGATAGGCAAGAAAGATGTTCGTGATGTTACGGCGGCAGATGTGCTTAAGATCATGCGCAATACTGTGGACCGAGTGAAAGCTCAAAACAATCGCGGTACTGGTGAAGCTACTGCCATTCAGAATAGAGGATTTATTAGTGCTGTGATGTGCTATGCCATCGCTACACTAAGAGCCGAAAATGATCCAACCTATGCAGTCCGCAAAGTTATCGTACGCCCTGAAATTGAACATGCTAGACCATTAACCAAAGAAGAAAAGCAAAAGGTGCGCTTAGGTCTAGAAACCTATCGAGGTTCTGAAACTGTAAAAAATGCTGGCTTTATCCTGCTGTATGCAATGCTTCGTTCAGTAGAGATCCGTCGCATGCGCTGGGATTGGGTTGATTTTGATGCTAGAACAGTCACCTTCCCTAAGGCTGCCATGAAGAAGAATCGAGTACATGTCCTGCCAATGTCAGTGCAGGTTTATCAAGTTCTGCAAAAGCAATATTTAAACAGCGGCAATCAGACTTTGGTTTTCCCTGCTATTTATAAAAAAGGCGAGGAAATGGACAAAATGACGCTTAATCGTATGCTTAAATATATTGGGCTAAGTTCTGTTTCTTCTCATGACTTTAGAGCAACGGCGTCCACAGATCTATACGAGAAAGGCTACGAAGAAGACTGGATTGAAAAACAGCTTGCTCATGCTGAAGGAAATAAAACAAAAGCTTCCTACGATCATTCAAAACACATGGAAGCTCGTAGAAAGATGCTTCAAGATTGGGCTGATATTGTTGATGGATGGAAGTTAAAAGTATGATCAAGACTCAAATAATTTTAAATATCTGTGCAATTTTCATACTTGCCTTTTTATTTTTTATTAGTGCAACATGGATTGGCTACAAATTTGAAGGTACTGAAGATCCATTCATGGAAGCTACTAATTCAACCATTTCATTTCTAGCCGTGCTTGCTACATTGACTGCTGCCTACGTTGCATCAAAACTATTTAATGATTGGCGTGCACAGCACAACAAACAGGTCAAGAATGATTTCTCTTTGAAGGCATACAATCAATTTGAGATATTTGATTCAACTCTAATTGAATTAAAATATGCATACGAAAAAATGCGTGAAAATAGTAGAAAAACTGATTGTGAAGGATATTTAAGTCAAATTCAAAACAATGTTAAATATAGCTCCGATTTAGCTAGGCTTACACAATCCAAAGAATCGATAGAAAAAGTCTTTACAATCATGATCCAACAATTCAATCATTATGGAATTGTTTCTGGGAATAGAGTTGTAACTTCTAAAAATTGCGATACGTTTAGTAATCATTTCCGAGAAATCAATAAGTTTGCAAAAACAGATCATATTGTAATCTATTTGATTAATATCGATAGATTAATAATCGGATATGATGACCTGAAAGTAATGATTATTTCAGAATTCCTAGATCAACTATTAAATGAATTGAAAATTAAATAAGATATAAATATGAATAGCTGGCTCTACTTCTGCATTGAACATACTGTAAAAAATGGAAAGCCATTCTATAAAGAATCAGGCTGGTCTTTAGGCTTTAAAAATAGCTTCATCATTTTAAGTTACGCAAAAAATTAATGGTTTTACATGAATAGAGACAAATTAGAAAAAGCAGTTGAGAAAATACTTTCTATTGAAAGTATATATTCAGATATTCAAACTGGAATGGAAGATAAAAAATCTTTATTTCCAAAATCTCTTTTTAAATTCAGAAGCTTAACAAGAAACTCAATAAACAATATTGAAGAAAACACCTTGTGGTTTGACAACCCGTTAAATATGAATGATCCATATGATTGTCGTTTTATGTGGGATAATTTTTTGGATAGGTATTTTATTTCGGCAGAAGAATTCAAAGCTATTTATGAAAATGCACCTGAACAATTGGACGAAGAGCTATATAAAGATATATTAAATCACGACATATCGTATAGAGAGCTTTTATCTAGAATAAAAATAGATGGAAAATTTGTAAGGGGATTAATTAGCGAATTCAGCAAACTGCATGAAAAAATGGTAAGAGACTTCTTAGAAAAATTCAACGATGTTCATTTCTGTTCACTTGCTGAAAAATTTGACTCTATTCTTATGTGGACTCATTACAGTGATAACCATACTGGATTCTGTCTTGAATATGATCTAAGAGAAAATATTTCAATATTAAATAGCACTTTCCCTGTTTTTTATAAATCTAAACTTTTTAATATTAGTAAAATTGTCTATGACAATCGGGATAAGCTCTTATCAGGTGGTTGGAATAAGCTATACCCTATAAATCCTTTAATATATAAGGCACAAGAATGGGAATATGAACAAGAATGGAGGGTAATTATTCCATTTGGAAAACTTAGTAAACCACAAAATATAAAAATGCCTAAAATTAAATGTATATTGCTAGGAAGTCGTTTTTTTAAAAGATTCGAGGTTGATGATAATAAAAAAGATGACAGCTACCATCAGAACAAAGAGTTAGCAGTTCGGCTCATTAAACATTGTAAAAAAAATGCTATAAAAATAGAAATTATGAGGCACTCTACAATGGATTACTCGATTTCTAGGAACCCGATAAGTTTTGAGGATTGTTATAATCTTTTAGACTATAAAGCTGAATAACATGCGGAATCATTCAACCACCTTCACCGCCTCTACCCCACAGCTATACCCAAGTGACTTATCAATAGCATGAGTCACTTGCTCAATTATCCAGCTTCCATTAATCCCTTCTCGAATCTCACTAATTTCCAAAGGCATTTCCGCTGAAAGTAATGGATTACCTGGTAATGTTAGGCTTAAGGTTTCTTCCCCTCGTTTGGCTGTATCCAAGGCAGACTGCGCGGCAACTTGGGCACTCTTGGCATCGGCATAGCTGTGTTTTAAACGGCGGACTGGTTCGCCTTCACCCACTTGAACTTCATGTCGCTTGGCATTTTTACGCTCATTCCAGTAGGCAATTACAGTACCAGCGCTATCTTTAGAGCTTTGCGTCATACGCCAACTGCTTAAGTCCCAACGGGTTAAACTGACAGATGCTAAACCGCTTTCCCCTCGCTTTAAAAACAGCAACTTCCCACCTGCAGCTTTGCAGATCACATCGTAGCGTTTGGCCACACGTAGTAAAAAGTTAATGTCTGATTCATCTGACTGGTCCATATGCGGTAGCGTTACCGACTTCAAACTATCACTCACTTTGGAAGTTAGGCCATGCTCACCAGCAATCTTTTTGACTACAGCATCAATGGTGGTTTCCTTTGGCCATGAGCGTGTTTTCTGCGACATGATGGAAGTCTTACCATCCTTGCTTTCAGTTTGAATGCTTGCACGTGCACGAATGGTCATGCGCTCTGGTGGGCCTTCAAGTTCAATCTCATCCACTATGAATACACCCATCTTGATCAGGTCGGCATCGTAGCCCATATACACCTCAAGCACCGCACCCCTAGGTGGTAAGCTAATTGGCTGCTTTGGATCATCCGCCAAGATCATTTCACACAGATCTGACTCATAGCCTGTTTTGTCCGTGACCTGAATAGATAGCAAAAAATTGGCAAGTACGGCGGTAATGTCTGCACCATTCGCCATAACGCGAAAGCAAGGTTTTAATCCCATAGTTTCACCTGCTTATTGGAAATGACCGTAGACTGTTCTTGTTCAGGTAAGGTGATGAGCAAGCCTTCAGGCAACACGGCACCATGGTCCGCTAAACCGACATTCAGCTCTAAGATGGTTTCCACAATGCGGTTATTGGTATTGCCATAATACTTGTAGGCAATCTGGTCCAGCACGTCGCCTTCTTTGGTGAGATACTCAGCCATGCTTATAATCCTAATGAATTCTTAACTTTTGAAAGCAACCCAAACACAGATGCATTTTCAGATTCTTTGCGTAGCGTAATGGTAAATTCCTGACGGCGTGGCACACCAAAGCCTGCAAACTTAGTCTGCCCTTCGTCTATTTGTGTGATGCACCAGTAACCCTCAACCCGACCTGTGCCTGTAATCAGTAACAATGGCTCACCTTGAGCAGCGAGGGCACGTAAATTATGTAATTGCCCTGTGCCACCTTTAAATTCTGGAAAGACGATACCGGTTAAAGTCTGGGTATCCTCACCCGGCCCTAAATATTGTAGGTTGTCCCACCCGCCATACACTTCTTGCGCACCCCACTTATATTGGGTGCTGCGGTTCAGCTCTTGATAGGCAGCGGTGTATATGCCGAACTTGAATGTGCCTAATCGCATCATGGTGAGGAATGAACCGTAGATCTGACCATCCATTACTGACTGTACCCCCAATCTAAATTACTGCTGCGTTGAGCAACAGCATTAGCCTTGTTCATTTTATTGATTACAGCCTCTGCGATTTGGTCAGGACTTTGACCTGGTGCAGCATGAATCGTGAAAGAGTTGGTGAAGTTTTGTTGTGGAGCAGCACGTTGTGATGGTGCGCGGGCAATAGTCGGTGGTACTTGAGTAGGTCTTGCGACCGTTGGCGGTAAAGACTGCGTGGCTGGTGTTTTGTCGCCTTTCCACCAAGATTTTACTGAACCCCAAACGCTACCAACTTTCGAAGCATTATTGATGATCCAACTAAAGCCATTAATCACCGCATTCAATGGAGTAAGGATCAAATTAATAGCACTACCAACAATTTCACCAAAGGCTTTTCCTGCGCCAGTTGCTTTTTCAATGTCTTCTTTACTTGCGTTCACTGGTTTTAGTAAATCTTTAAACCAGTTAAAGGCTGTAGAAACTGCATTACTCACGACATCCCATGCTGCACCAAGCAATGGTGTAGATTGAATTAATCCACTGACTGCTGATGTAAATGGCTCAATCCCTGCTTTTAACCCCTGCCAGAATCCTTGGAAAAATGCCTTGATGTAATCCCAATATTTATAAATGGCCATGCCTGCACCAATCGCAATTGCTGCCACAGCACCCCACGGCGTGCGCAGTAAAGCTAAGCCAACTTGTTTAATCACAGTGCCAATCACACTAAAAGTCGTTCGGATCATGGAACCTGATGTCGCAAATCTTGCAATGGCTTGTGCCGATCCACCCAGCGCACCTTTAAGTTTACCTACGGCTCCACCAAATATTGAAAATGGGGCTTTTAACGCAGTAAATACTTTGCCTAAAGTCAGCCCTGAAGTGGAAAGCCGAGTGAAGACACCTACTAGACCTAAAAGAGGTGATTTAATCGCAAATAGAGCTAATTTGACTGCAAGCAAACCAACTCTAAAAGCCATGAAACCTGCCGCTACTTTTACAATGGTGCTGGTCAATTTTGGATTGGCATTTGCCCAGTCTGTAAAGGTAGTAACCACACTCCCCACCTTATCCATGATGTCATTCATCACGGGCAGAAGTACAGAACCAATATTTATGGTGCCCTCTGTGATTTTATTTTTAAAAAGTTGCCACTGCGCTTGGCTAGTTTCCATGCGTGCAACAAACTCTCTATCAATAGAACCTTTGGCTTCCTTGCTATTTGCCAAATTTATTTGCCTTTTAAGCTCTCCTTGATTTTCTTGCAGCTTTGCAAAGGTATCCCAATGTTCAGCGCCAAATAATGTTGCAATGGCATCAATTCGGCTCGCATTATCACCCTTGGCAATTTCAGGTAATGCATTGATTTTATCCATGACTTTAAAAATTGTGCCCACCGCATCAGTTTGCATACCAGCAGCAAGTTCATTGGTGGTCATACCAATTTCTTTGACCATTCGTTGAAAAGGCTTTGACTGTGTTTTTGCTGCGCCTAATTTTGAAAATACAGCATTAACAGCAGTACTAGCTGTTTCTGACTGCTCACCCAAAGAAAGTAGGGTTGAACCCATCGCAGCAACATTCTCACCAGAAATTTTGACCATGGATGCAGTACCACCAACACGCTGCATAAAGTCGATAATGTCACCGCCAGAGGAAAGAGCATTATCATCTAAATAGTTAATGCTATCCCCTAGTTGATCAATACTACTGATTGGGTACTTATACATGATTGAAATTTTTGCTAGTTTTTCAGCAAGTAGGTCGTAAGGCTCCTCAAAAGCTGTCCCAATTTTTACGGTTTTTTCTGTAAACTCCGTGATGTCTTTTTTAGCAACCCCCATTTTTAAACCATTGCCAGACATTATTGCCAACTCATTATTGGTGACTGGTAAAGTCCGACTGAGCTGCAAAATCTCCTGGCGCATATCGAAGAAGTCTTGTGTGAGCTTGCCTGACTTATCGCGTGCACCTTCAAGTTGTTTAGCCACGCCAAGCATGGCTGTTTCAAAATCAGCCGCTATTTTGATCGGTGCTCCAACGGTAATGGTGGTAGCTATAGCCCCACCAATTTGTCCTTTGGCTTCTTCAAATCGCTCTCTATTTTTTAGGCGTGCAGACTCAACACTATTTAGTCGTTCTTGTGCTTTGGTTAGCTTCTTTATTTCATCTGTAACGGCGGAATACTTTGTGCGTAAGTTATCTACATTCTTACCCATGCCTCCAAAGGTTTGAATAGCATGGCTCAAATCAGCCTGATTTCTTTTCAGTTTATTAACTTCAGTCCCAATTTTACCGAGTTGAGATGTGGTCGATCCAACCGCAGTTTTCAAACTCCCTGCAATTGCCCCACCTATTGTAATGAGTGCATTAAGACGTTTATTTGCCATGACATCATCTGAATTTTAGAGATGATGTCATGTTGAATAGCTAGAGGGATTTTTTCATTATTCACTATTGCAAGTATTTGGGATTTCACTATCCTGGAGCATTAAACCAGTTTGATCTAGCCGCAAATCTTTGCCCCGTAGAAAGAGCAATTACTCGGCAATTTTCATCAATTAAAGGCTCGTCAAGCTTGTTTCTAAAATCCAATGCCCAACTTAGATCCCTTGCACGTTCATTTGCTCGAACCACCTTATTTGCATAGTATAAGAATTTCCGCTCATCAATCATTTTGACTGCTAGAAGCACAGGTATTATTTCATCATTCTCAAGAATAATAGCCTCTACCAAACTTCTAACACGCTCATATGTATCTTGATCAAACAATGGGGCTTGCTTATTAGACTTGGCTTTTACGTCCATAGTTTCTAAATAATGAACCGCTTCTGGAAAATGGATTGCCAACAACTCAGCATAACGTGGAATTTTAAAATGGCGGTTATGTCTAGCCCACATTTCAGCATAAATCTTACGCTCACCACCTGAGCGACGAGCCACAATTTCATGTAGTAAGGCTTGCTGTTCTGGGGAAATGGATTGGCGACTTTCGATTTGAGTATTTAAGACCTCACGATCTAAAATATCCAATACCCATTTGCGAAATTGTTTAGCAACATCAGTACGAGCAAACATAGCAATTAAATGACAGCCACGTAGTGAGAAAATACGGGCCTTTTTCTTATAATTCCCTGAGGTCACTGATTCAATGACCTGAGTCATTGAGTCGGTGAATTCATCTTTGTTTGAGTTATAAAGGTTGCTAACTGACTTTACACTTTTATAGTCCAGTGCTTGAGCTAACTCGATTGATGAAAGCCAGATTTGACCATCTTGCTGCACTGGTAAAAAATTTACATCGTTAAAACTTAATGCTAAAGTAGTCATTGTTGACTTACCTCTTAGTTGTTGACATCAATCAAGCCCTGCTCGCCAAAGTCATGGGCTTTTTTGTTGTCTGTTGATTTCATGCTTTCGCACTCTCTTGAGTTAATAAAAGTTCAACAGCCTTATTCATTAAATAATTCATTGAACGTTCTTCTTTTTTTGCCTTCTCTTTCAAAGACTCATGTAATTCTTCCGCTAAACGAAAACGCACATCTGTGGATTTCTTTTGTTTAGTATTCATATATTCCCCATATAGCCTCATTTTGAGGTCATTTAAAACTAACCCCATTATGAGGTATTGTCAATGCATATGCTAAATATTTTAACCTCATTTTGAGGCTATTGAGATTTATATGAGTGATAACCCAAAACATGTGACAGTTAGATTGCGTGTACCACCTGAATTAAGGGACAAAATTTCCGCATCATCAGAACAATTCAATCGCTCAATGAATGCTGACATGGTGGCTCGATTAGAGGAAAGTTTTGAAAAGGATGATGCTGCTGAATTTGATAAAGAATTTGTTTTGCAGGTAATCAAAAACCAAGAATCAACAATTTCCGACCTAACCGATCAAATCAAGCATTTAAAAATGTCTTTTGATGTCTTATCAGGAGCATTGCGAGATAAAAAATTACCTTAAATCTTTTTACTAAAAATTTATCTAAACTTTAGAGGGAATAATGAAAACCATCCTACTTACACTATTATTAATACTACCTGCCACAACTGCTTTTGCTGCAGCAAAAAAATGCAAAGACTTTTCTACACAGCAGCAAGCACAAAATTGGTATGAAGCTCGTAAAAAATCAGGTCAAGCAGGATGGAAAAGCCTAGATCGTGACGGCGATGGTAGAGCCTGCGACTGTCTACCTGGTGGGAATGGTAAAAACTGCCCATCTAAAAAGAAATAGCATTTTTACATAAGCACCATAAGATATTTTCACTAAACTTTAAAATAAGGAATTACTATGCCTAGCCTAGAAGAAGTAAAAATCCAGCTATCAAATGTGAGCGGTATTGAAAATTTATTTGGCAGAAAAGAGATTAAAGAGCTGCCATCAATACTTTGGGAAGACGAAATTGTTGAAGGCATGATAACTGGTACTTACAACAACGGCATCGGTGCATTATTTGCTACAAACAAACGTTTAATTTTTGTAGATAAGGGTTTGATTTTTGGATTAAAAGTTGAAGATTTCCCTTTAGACAAAGTAACTTCCATTCAATATGAGACTGGTCTATTACTTGGAAAAATTACAATATTCGCATCAGGTAATAAGGCAGAAATTAAAGATACTGATAAAGCACTGACTCGTATTTTTTCTGAAACCGTTCGCGCAAAAATTGAAAGATTAACAACCCATAAAACTACAAATAACCAAATGCAAAACAACCCTGTAGTAACAATGGAAGAGAAGATTAGCCAATTAGAGCGACTACAGAAACTAAAAGAGGCTGGTATTCTAACTGATGTGGAATTTTCCCAGCAAAAGGCACAAATCCTACAATAGCAGCAATAACTCACTGTTGATTCAAAAATAAAGGGTCGCATCTCAAATGCCACCCTTTGGGATTTCCGAATTTGAAATGCGGAAATATAAAAGCACCCTAAGGTGCTTTCTCTATTCTTTTGGTAATCCATCACACCACCATAACAACTCAGAAAGTCTCAACTTCTCGATTTCTGATTTAGGCCAGCCTGTGTGTGATGCCAACCCCAGTGCAAAGGATCGAATCGACTCTGCACTTAATCGGTAAAAAGTTTAAATGTTTCCTGTACTCGCCCATAGTTACGCACAGTCATGGTCTTGACCTGTTCAGGAGAAATATTACATAAATTGGCAAACATGGTGACTTCTTGCATGGCTGAACCCATACCTTTAGCCTGCATTTCTGCGGCTAAAAGATCTTGAACTGTTGGCTCACGCATCACAATTTCAGAGACTTTGGCACCATCAATATCTAAAGGTTTTGCAAGTGTGATTTTATAACCTTCAGCCACTTCACTAATATATTTTGGTAGTTGTTGAGTCATTTTACATTCCTAAAGCTGAACGGATATCTGCTAGAACATCATTGCCGTTAATGATGCGCACCATGTTTTCCACATCAATTTCATGGACCACAGTGCCACCAATGGTTTTCTTGTAATAGGTTAAAGACAGGTCATATTTGTCTTTAGGCAATTCGCCTGCCTTGGCTGCACCACTGGAAATCTTGACGATTTTCCCTGTCATGTTATGAACAACTGGTGTGACCGTACCATCAAAACTTTCCATGGCTTCACGAACCGTAAACTGGGTTTTACTGCCTTCTTTGATCCCAAACAAAGACAACATATCTCTGCTATGCGAATTCAAGGTGAAGTCAGCAACAAGCTTTTCCATACCTGTGGTGATGTCGACTGGAGCATCCATCCCACCAGCACGGTATTCTTCGGTCTGTAAGGTCAGCTCAGGCGGGTTGTACTCATCCGTTTGCCCAGCATAACCTTTACCATCTGCAAACAAGTTGAAATTCTTGCGAATATCCTTAGCAACACTCATGCGTTACACCCCTTATGCAAAAATATCTTTAATGTAATCGTCCACAAGGTGCGAACGGAAAACGATGTGTTCTGCTGGATAGACTGGTGTGAAATCAAAGTCAAAATACACTTTGCCTGACTTAATCACATCTGCAGCATTTAGTTCAGGATCCGCCCAACACTGACCACCCAAAATTGCACCAATATTATTGAGATAGCGCAAATAGGAATTTACACCTTCCACCACATCATTTACGTAATTCTTGGTAATGCCGCGATCCACAGCCCAAAGGTGAGCCGCTTTTAATGACTCATCAATCATATCAGCGGTACGCACCACACAAAGGAATTGCCATTTGCTATCACTGGATAAAGTACGATTGCCCCACAGTCGATAACCGTCTTGGCGAATAATGGTATTTACGTTTTTTTCGTTGAGTAGGTTCGCTCGGCTGCTGGTATCACCCATGGCAAAATCAATTGCTCGAGCAGTTCCAGTAATCCCATTGATGTTTTGGTTTGAAGGCGACCACCACCAGCCACGCTCATTGTCAGATTTAGCGATCAAACCTGCAACATGGGCACTCGACCAAGATGTAATAGTGTTGCCATCCGTACCCGTCTTTTTAGACTTAGGGTCAACCACATAAATACGTTTTGAGCCGAAGTCACCTGCATAGGCGATTGCATCTGCATCATTGGTATTCGGACCATCGGCAATAATCACTGCTTTAAGTCGATCCGCAATTCCAGACAATTCAGCAATCACTGGGTTTGCAGTATCGGAAGTACGTGTATGAGTAAAGCCTGGTGCAATGAAGATTTTAGGCACAAAACCTGTAATGTTTTCGGCTGCAACGAAGGCATGTACCCCTTCATATTGACCTGTATTGGCATCCACCCCGCCCAATACATTAGCAAGCGTTTCTGCTTCTGAAGCACCTTCTTCAACCCGCACCACAATTACGACTGCGCCAATCTGGTCAAAGATAGAATCGATTGCATCAGGTAAAGTGCCCGTTAAACCAAGTTTAGCGGCTTCAGTGCGTGAACCTGCAATCAGAACAGGTGTATTTGCTGGGAATATTAGAGGATCGGCATCTGGTGCAGTACCAACGATGCCGATAGTAGAACTGCGAACTGTTGTAATAGGACGAGAACCATCATCGACAGTTTGATTCTCAATCCCATGTAAAAATGAATCAGGCATATTTTGATCCAGAATCTTGGTTGATTTTGGATCTATTCTTTAAGATATATGCCTAAGTTTCATTATTCACTTTTTCACTTTATAGCGTCATGGCATAGGTCCACATTTCATCAACTTGAGCATCTGTCCAACCCAACATATTTTGCATGAGCAAAACGCTTTCATCTGTACGCACAAAATTAGTTGCCATCTGCCAACCTAACATCACTAATTCACGCTGATAGTCATCTTCAATAGTTTGGATCTGCGCTTCAATGTCTGCGGATCTATACCCATTCTCCAGTAATGCTCTGAAAAATTGATAACGTGTCAGCGGCTTGAATGATGCTAAATGCAAAGCATTTAACTCGGCTTGCCACTTGTTATTATCCTCTACTGAAATAGCCCATACTCCATTCTCAAGCGTATGGTATTTGCTTGGAGCTGGATTTCCTTCATCATCAACTATTGTTGGATTTGTTGGTGCAGTTGGATCTGTTGGCAATTCATTTAAACGGACACTGATCCAGCGCCCAAACTGAATATCAATCGGTTTATCTAAATCAGCAACAATACGCCCAACTCCATCCACCGTATTCTCGTAAGTCTGAATGGATAGATCACCATTCTCTAACTGCTGATAAATTACAGCATGGTAGATATTTCCATTGGCATCACGCGGTTGCTCAATGTACCAACCTTCTTGAGCTAATCCCGTGCAACCTTTCAATAAGTAATTGCCTGTGCCCAACTTTTCAAATTCAATTGACTGAAGTTTTGCTTCATCATTCAGTTCAATTTTATCCGAATATAAGTTGACGATCGGGGACGCAGACTTGATAAAGCCATTCGAATCTATAATCGTGTTTGCGGTGGATTTAAACTCAGCCCATGTTAAGAACTCGTCGCTCCCAAGCTGGTTTTTCCCACCTCGTAAAAACATGCGATTTGCAACCATTACTAATTGATTGTGATGAGATCTACCTACTGACGAATCAGGGTATGTTCTTAGGGATATAAACGAAGCTCCCTCCCAGTTCGCATTTGAAGCAATTGCAATTTTATCTGTTGTAGTCGGATAAACTCGAAATCCAATTGGCATCATGGATGGAAGCCATGGAGTCAGTTCTGTAAGTAAACCTCCATATTTACCACCTAGCCCATATGCCCCATCAGCTAATAAATTCTCGGTACCACTTTGAATATCACCAACAACATTCCGCGTTGCAGCACTGCCTAAACCTAAATTGGTTCTGGCTGTAGGAACATTCGATAAGTCTGAAAGATTCGAGCTTTTTGCCAGTTTATCGTCTTGTAATTTTTTTGCCTGTTTTGCTGATACAGGTTTTGTTGCATCATTTGTTGTTAAATTATCAACAATCTGATTACGTGGCACATAGTTTTCATCTACCCATGCCTCAGTGGCATAAATCAGTGATTCATCTAATGTGAGATCAACCACCCCACCATCTTGTATATTGATGGTGTACTTTAAGTGGAATTCACTCACCCCATCTGGTTCTGCAACTTTAAAAAAAGGTGCATGGGATCCATGAGAAATCAAAATTCCATCTGCAATTAAACCAATTTCTCTAATATAAAAACCACCAATCTCAGAAGGGATAATTACTTCAACAATCAGATAATTTGCAATGGTCGGATGCCGTTCATACTTTGCAACCGCCTGTCGGTAAACCTCCTTTACTAGGGCAGCTCTGGATTTACTAGGCGTAGGGACTGCACCATTGCCATCTCCAAATGCAATATGGGTAATATTCAATTTGGTATTATTCGCAATCGCTGTAGCAATGGCTGCATCACCATTGTTGGTGGTAACGTTGTAGTAGTCACTCATGGTTTCGGCTCACTCACTGAAATGTACGCAGATTGATGCGCCACAATATTTTTTAGACTTAATAATGGATTCGCAGTAATAGACAGTCGGCTCAAACGGCGAGATGCAGGTTTGATTTCATTGACCAAACGATTGACTTCTTTAAATAAACTTTCATCCAGTGCTCGCCCCACCAGGTCCAACTCCAAATAAAATGTGCCTGGTATGCCTTTAGGCTCAGTTTGCCACCATTCAACTAAAGTCACGGCATAGCCAAACGGTAACAATGCCGCCTTAATGGCATAAGGCGTACCTTTCTTTTTATGCTGTTCAAAAGCTTGCTTTAAACGTGCGCGTTTTAATGAAGGTGTCCATTCATAACGCCAATAATCAATTGAAAGCTGAATGGCGAGAACATCTAAAAAGCCATCTGGAATACGGTCAATATTGATCAACGTGGTGAGTCGTTGCTCCAGCGAAGTTTCTTGCTGGGTCGACTGCTCAAGTTTCCGTTCTAGATCAGTCGCATTGATGGGTAGGATGCTCATTCATAGGCCTCCACAGTAATAGCAATATCTGTACAGTGCCCAGCTTGGGTGGCATCAATCAAAATATCCTCTGCAGGTGAAGTGATATCTACATGCTCAATGCCTTCGACATGCAAAGCCGCATAAATGGCTGAAAGCCGAATACTACGACCGATCCGTTTTTGTTCAGCCACGTAGTTTTGCAGGTTTTGCTGTGCCATGTCTAAAACAGCCGCAGCTTGGGCGGTTTGCTCGGCATAGATGGTGGCAACTATGTTATAGCTCACCACCGATACACTTTTCACTACGGCTTTATCACAGCAAGGACGGACCTTTTCATCATCCAAAGCAAGTTGCACAATATCAATCAATTCTTGAGTGGCCACGCCTGTTTCAGAGTCATTTTGCAGAATATAAATATCGAGATAAAACAGATTGCCAATCAGTTCGATCAGCTGCGCTTTGGTCAAATTTTCCAGCACCAAATTATCTAAATCGACTTGTGGAGAAACCACTGAAACATCCCCAACTCGACCATCGGCACTTTCAGCATAAAACTGATAAGAAGACACAGGACCTGCAACACTGAGTCCATCCATCGCCAACAAATAGCGCTCTTTTAAATCTTGATCACTTTCATACACTGCATCAACGGGAGGCACGACGGTATTGTCTGCAGGTGTAATGATCAGCCGTGTTAATCCCCGATCTACCACTAACTGATCCAAATTGGTTCCAGAAGAATACAGCACCAGTAAAGCTTTCACATCATCATTACGTTGCTGGCGAAATAGAACTTCTCGATATGCGGACTCCTGTAGCAGCTTCACCACAGGATCAGATTCGCGCTCCAGTGTTTTACTCATTTCTGCTTTTTCAGTTGCATCGCTATAGAGTGCTAAAAATGCAGCCTTACGTTCTGCGTAAACTGTTTCAAAATCTAGCTCTTCAATTAAGGCAGGTGCCGATAAACCACTAAAATCTGCTAAGTTCATTTTTGAATCACAATCCCATCTAGTCTTAATGGATTCCCATCAATGTTATAAATGCCTGTAATTGCCAGTGTGAGTTGCCCAATTTGGCTGCTGGTGACATCCACCTGACGCACGGTAATACGGTCTTCCCACTTGGCTAGTGCATCTGCAACCGCAGCATATAAATCAATTAAGGTGGCACGGTTAATCGGCGCATCAATCAACTCAAACAGCTTTGATCCATAATCACGACGCATCACCCGACTACCTAAAGGCGTGGTCAGAATATCCACCACCGATTGCCGTAAATGCTCAATCTCGGTCAAGCTTCGTCCTGTCTCTCGACTCATCATTGCTGTGGCACCTGTGTTAGAGAACCACCCACATAAATACCGCCATGTTTATGATTTTTCAGACTGACTGTGCCTGCTTTCACATCACCTGTAGTGGTAATATTTCCAGTGACTTCCACATCGCCTGAAATCATCACCTTGCCACCACTGCCCATTTGAATATTCAAAACATGACTGTTCTTGTCATATTGAATTGTGGTGCCATCGCTATACACCGTCACTGGATTGGCATCTGCACCTGCATTAGGGAATTTGCTTTGCTCCAGAGCACCTAAAATGACTCCTTGGGATAAATCCCCGCTAGCAGAAAGCACCAATACATATTCATCTTTACTAGGGGCAGACCAACTGCGATCATCACCTGCCCGCTGTTTTAACCAGACAATGCCTTCAACCAACTCCCCATCAAAATCCACAGTGGCAAGTGCTTGGCTATAATCCACCGCAACCACTCGACCAAAGCGAACCAAACTTGCGAGGATCCGATCAATTTGCGCTGCGGCATAACTCATGGCACCTCCTGATTGAGTGGTAATTCTTGATATTGATCTTCATGTGCAGCACCAATTTCAGGTGCATAACTAAATACTGGAGTCGGTGTCTCACCTGATTCAGCCCAGATGTTTTCACCTACTACAATCTGAGTCGAGAAATCCACTCGCCATACTTCATAGCGATCTAACTCAGGAAAAAAGGCATCTTCAGAAATGTCATCTAAGGAGCTGGCACCCACCCCATAACGGCCAAGACCAGTGAAATGCTTGTTTTGGAAAATATAAAGGGCTACTGCAGTAGCGAGTTTACGCACATTAATCTTGGCGCGACGCTGATTAAAGGTATCGATAATTCGGGCTTCAAAACGTGCGATCAGAGGCAATTGTTCTGTACCCGCATCACCATCAATATCCACATCAAAACTGGTAAGCTCCAGCAACAATGCTGGTAATTCCTGTGTTGATGGTGCTTTTCGTTCTTCATCATCCCGATAAAACTGTACCAATTTGAAAACAGGAAATTTAGTCCGCAGTTTTTCTTCAATCACATCATGTAATTGATCTAAATCCACCCCTGCTACCGCATCGACCATTTCAATTCATGCTCCAATGTTTTAAAAAATTGTTCATGAAAATCTACCGAATTGAACTCTGCCCCTTCCAAATAAGCATCGGCTTGGGCTTTAATCGCTTGTGATTGCTTCTCAATCGGTAGTCTGGCTTTGCCCATCCGCTTAAATACCTGATGTTTTGACTTAACCACAAAAGCACCTGCTATTTTGCGCTTACCTGCAGTCACCCCCTTTTTGGTTTGTCGTGCACCGAGGTGAATCAGATCCACATCATTCAGACCATAAAACAACTTGATTGAATACCCTGTCGAAGTTTTAAGAATGGTGCTCTTTTTTAAACGACGGCGAATAATGCGCTGAGCCATTTCAAGCTCTTTACTTAAACCACGTACAGTACGGGTTTGCAGCCATTTAGCCATCCGGTTTAAAGTACGTTGCATGGCTTTTTCTGCTTGCTTTTCCGTAGGTTCCAACTCATCGATAATGGCTTGGATACCTTGTAATTCGACATTTAATCTAATCACGTGCGGCCTCCAACTTCAAAACGGCCATTCCCGTGCCATCCTGTTGCGGATAGCTCATCACAAAGAATTTTTGACCATCGGCTAACACCAAATAATCACCACGTTTCACCCCTACAACATCTGCTGCTTTACAGGTAAAACGTGGCTGAGCATCATCCACTTCATATTCACCAAGTTGGGCATTCAAATACGACTCATCAAAAATACCGTTGATTGAACGTTCAGACGCATCTGCAAATTGCACAGTTGCTGTGGAGCCAAAACCACCCACAGTATCTAATTGCAAAAACACATCGAGGTTTTCCCAACTTGGCATCGGCTTTACTCAGCTTCAGCAGCAGCTTGGATGGCTTCAATCATTTTTTCTTTGGTCAATGAAGCATCCAGTTCAAGTTCATATTCATGCAATGCAAACTCAACCAACTGGGCTTTGTTCAACTTTGCCAAATCAACTTCTTGACCTTCATCATCACCCTCAACCAAGGTGCCACGACCACGGCGTAACAGGTCTTGTGCCAAAGCATGTGGAACTTCAACTTCATCGCCCTTTTTACGAATTTCACCTTCAATCACTACCGCAGAAGTTAAGGCAATTACGACATTTGTTTTCATGGATATATGCTCACAAAATTAGAGAGGAAAGCCACCGCAGTGGCTGATCAATTAGACTGTTTTCTTGCCGTAGCAGATTGATTCGGTATTACGCAAAGCGAAGTCCACATCTTGGAAGCCCACAATGCGTAAACCACCTTTTGCACTTAATGAATATGGATCGATGGTCAGATCCAAGCCGCCCCACATCGCAATGATCAAGTCTGCAAAGTTACCGAAGAACACATCACCTGCTTCAATTTGATTGGTCACTTCTGTGCGGTAGCCATTCACGGTATTACCTGGTTCCCAAATCGTACTTTCAGTACCAGATCCAAATTTGGCAGAAGTTTTAAAATTCCCGCGCATTGCAGCGTTAATTACATAAGACATGCGATCAACATCAGCATTATCAGAGGCGATTTCCGATTCCATTTGCACCAATTCAGCAAAGGTAGGGTTCACTGCTGCAAAGCTCACTGCATTCACACCCGAGATATTTTTTAAGCCGAGTGGCTGATTGTCTCCACCAGTGCCGTAATAAGCCGCTTTATCAATTTTCAAAGCTAAGGCACGGTTTAAGTCATTCCACACCAGTTGTTCCGCAGCAGGCGAACTTTGTTGCATCAACTTACGACTGATCTCAACGCGACCACCCACAGTTTTAGGGCTAAGTTTTAATTGACCTGTTGCTGGGCTTGATGCTGGCACATCTTCCTCTTCACCCAACCAATGGGCAGTTGCACCACCTGTTTGTTTAGGAATCTCAGCATCACCGACCAAGCCATCCATAATGAAACCTAAGTTCATAATGGTTGAACGATTACGTAGCATTTCAATGAACATATCCGCACGGTGATCGGTTCCCACCAAGGTTGCACCATTCTGAGAAGTTCCAACCTCAAACACACGGCTAAGCACATCCGCAGGAACTAAAATCCCTTGAGCAGAACGACCATAGGCCTTTTGTGCTGCTTCTGAACATTCAATTTCAAATGCTGCAGCTTCACGGTCAGCTTGAGTTGCATTTGGCAACATGGCACGTACTGCACGCATTAAGCTGAATGAACGCGCTTCATCACCGGTTAAACCGATATTGGCATTGTTGCTTTTCGGCTGTTCAGTAACAGGCTTACCCTGATTGCCATGCATACGTTCTAAAATGGCGTTTTGCAGTTCCGCTGGCGACTTGTTCTCATCAATGTATTGACGCACCAAATCACCTGCACCAAAACGCTCGCCCAATTGCATCAGTTCACTGACACGTTTACGTTCCGTTTCTGCACCACGTTCAGCAGTATCACCCGCTGCACGTACCATTTCAATTTCGCCATAGCGTTCGCCATTTTCATTGATACGCTGACGAACTTGGTTGCCTTGTGCATCTGTAAAGTAGTCCCAATTCATACGTTTTGCTCTTTGCTGATTCGTTGGAATAATTGCTATGGGCTCATTTTGTGGAACAGCAGAATTATTTTCATTATTCAGTTTTTCACTCGAACGCCCCACACCGACATTAGTATCCGCAGGAATAGAAACACATGAGATTTCATAAGGCTGCCATCCCGTAATTAGATAAACATCGTCATGTTCACGCTGCTCTTTTAGAATGGCTTTCTGAATGGTGTAACCCACACTGATATTGGTTCGGATTAAATCGTTAATGTCCTGTAGAATTTCCTCACCACGGGCAGACTTACTCAAACGGACTAAGGCACGCCCTTTACGCTGGGACTGATCTAACCATGCACTTTCAACCACACCCACCTGGTCACGAGAGTTGTGATCCATTAAGAAGGGTGCGCGAGTGTTCAAGCGTGAAAAATCAATTGCCCCTTGGCTGTGATCCAGAATTTCTATACCAAACCACCGCCCCACCTCTGTTTCACTGGAAAATGAAAGCTCGACTGTGCGCTTTTCCATATCGACTTTGAAATCATTAACGATATAGTTACGTACCAATTTATCTTTATTGAAGTCTGGTAAAGGCTTAGTTTGAGAAGCATCTCGCTTGAGGTTTGATCCATGGAGAATATTGCAAATAACTTGCGGATCAATTCTTGTTGACCCCATAGCTCTTGTTTTTTTTAGTATTACTGCATGTGAATTGGTCGCAGCGATACAATTCGACAGTTTAGTCACTTTCATTACATGCCCTCTTTTGGTCGCCCTACTGCGCCAGTTTGCTTTTTACCCATACTCGCCAAAACCATTTCTTCAGCGGTTTCTTTACTAATGCCCTGTGCCACCAATTCATCAATCATGGCTCGTGTATCTCGTGCGATTTCAGCCCATACGGTTTGTGGATCTTTGCCTTGTTCACGAATAATTGCCCCAGCAGAAGTCAGCATGTTGTTCTTCGACTTTTCTGCTGCAGTCACATCGGAAGAAGGATCAATCCAAGCCCAACGGCGTGGCTGCCATGAGACTTGGGTATAGCGCTCAATGTCCACGGCTTTTAGCGCCACATTGCCTTTCTTAATCACACCCTTCAGCAAGGCATATTCAAGCCATGCGTAATAAACAGGTTCAATTAAAGCCTCAATCAACCATTGTTGGAGTTCCTTCCAGTGCTCACGTTCATCTAAAGTTCCCTGACGAATACTCGAGAAATTCACGCCTTCAAGGTCTGAAGCTAGATTGTTATAAAGCACACCCATGCCTGCTGCCATTGAGCGCAGCATGGCTTTATGGAACGGCAGGAATTCACCCGTTGGATAATTGGGCGACCATTCTTTAAGTTGAGCCCCTTGGGGTAAAACAGGAAATTCCCCTGCTTGGCTTTCAATGATGATTTCATCTTCTTCAGGATCAAATTCTGGACCACTGGCATCTTTATCCCATTGAATAAAGCCCATCTTGTTGGCAGAAATCCGCGCATTGGTAATGGCACTATCTTCAAACTCGGAAAGTTGCTTCATGCGGAACAGGCTGGTCGCTGTCCATGGTAAGCCACGCTTTTGCCCAACGATTTCTTCTAAATAACCATGAATGATTTGGTCTGCAGGTACTCGAATATAATTCCCTGATCCTGAGCGATATTGCTTTTCTTCTTCTGAATCACTATCAAAGTAATAAGCGATCGGACGACCAAATTGATTAAACTCAATGCCCTGACGGATAAATTTTCCACCTGAAAGTTTGGCGCTATACATAATCGGGCAACGCTGCGCATCAATCATTTGCACCGCAAAGCCATAATCCCCAGCATCTGCACCACGAATAATCCGCACAAAGAACTCACCATCTTTAGCAGCCGAAATCACACAAGAGCGTTGAATAGAACGCCAAGACTTTTTGCCCTGAATGTCACAGTGATGTTTTTTATTCCAATTTGCCCATTCCTGCTCAACAGCATCACATAGCTTATTGTCTAATTTCCCTTGGGCATTGCGGATCTGCGCCTGAAGAGTGACCCCTTGCGGACCCACAATATTTTGGTGGGTTAAGCGCAAATAGTTCCGCCCATAGTCATTATTGGCACATTGCTCACGGCTACGGGCTACCAAAGTGCGTTGATACCGCTCCACAATTAAATCTGCAGGTATCGGCGTAGATGGCCATGCCGAAGTTAAGCGGTCATTTACACCCGCCTTAAACCAACGCATGGCATTACGAAAAACTCGGCTACCTTTTTTCACCACGGAATCATGATCTTTCACATCATTGATCTGTGTAACATTAGGGACTTCTGCAATTTGGCGTTTCAAAATATTCAGCACTAGTAATTACCTCAATTTGACCCGTATAACCTGACCAAACGGACTTTTACCTGAGGCCTTAGCACGTTCCCGAGAAACTTCAGCACGATACTGATTACGTAACTTAATCAGCGTTTCCATCGGGGTGCGGTAAAGCTCGCGGTTATTAATGCGATAACGTTCTTGGTCTAAACTGGCACGACCTTCAATCACTGCTTCCAAAGCAGATAAAGTTTTTTGAGCATGGCTTCTTAGGTCGGAAGATCCTGATACAGAGGCGAGGTCAGCTTTAATTTCCACCACACCTGATTCAATTTCATCTACCGTGCCAGATGTATGAATTGCACGAAGTGAATAGCCGTAATGCCCTGCGGTATAGGTTTTTGTGGTTTCAGCGGAGATATTAAAAACGTGTTGGTTACCATCCGCCTGTGACTGTAGATCAATGACAGATTCACCACGTAAATAGGTAACCAGTGACCAACCACTGGAGGCGGGATAAGCGGTTAGATTCACCTTAAAATTAAAGGTGATCCCTGCTGTAATTTGTTTTGGGAATCGAATACAACTCATGAATGATGATGACCGAAGTGTGCCGAATAAGGCTATCTTCGGAAATCACTAAGTTTTTTTCATTATTCAGTTTTTCAATTATTTTTTATTCCCAAATACTCTTTTCTTTCTAACAATTGTGGTCGGCGTTGATTTCGCAGGCTGAACTCTTTTTCGCACTACCGCTTTGGCTGCATTGCTTGGTTTGACCTCCTGCTCTTTAGGTACTTCAACATCCTGCTGCTGCAAACGCTCAGCAATTCGCTTCAGGTTTGGCTGCATAATTTTTAAAGCCGCCAAAGCATAAACACGACAGTCCAAACCCTCATTACGTGCACGATCTGGCTTATGCCATTCACGTATTGGCTGACCTTTGATGTATTTCAAAACTAACTTTTCAGCGGTGATTTGCTTATACCATTCCGCCTCTCGCTGAATTGGGAAATGACAATAACCAGGACCACCTTTGTCTAAGGTCAAACGGCGTGAAACTACCAACTTCGCTTCATCTGTTCCTACAATAAACAGGTCAATCTTACGCTTATCCTTACCAGACTGTTTCCGTTGTGGGCTTTGCACAATTGGCAATCCCCAGCCACCACGCCCTTTAATGGCAAATAGCTTTCGATTCCGACGGCTTTTCACATACTCATAAGCTGCTTGGGTATAACCATTGGTACCACCAGTGTCCAAACATGCTGATGAAATACTGAGCTGTGCACCAGACTCATGCATATAGGTTTCTTCCAAAACATCATCCAAGTCTTGCCACACTTCATCACCCAGTGGATCACCCCATAACACACGGTAATCGATGGACCAACTTTCCTCACCTACACCCCATGCAACTATCTCAAGTTCAAGCCGATCCATCTGCATATCAATACCACAAGTGAGATACACCCCACCCACTGGTACAGTGGCTTTATATTCTTCAGCTCTGGTCTGTAACGAATCCGCATCAACTTTATCGGCATTTTCCTCAAAGGTTTCCCCTAAGGAGACATTCACAAAGACTTGTAAATCATCCAGTGCCAACTTATCTAAGTAGGACTGGACAATATCTGACATCTTACGAAAGGTGGACAACATCTCTGGTGCATGAAAACTGATATGCCCTTTGAATGGCAGCTCAGCTTTCCAGCCATGCCCTAGTTTTTCTGCATTACGAATGGCAGCAATCCGTTCACCATCCGACCATACCTCATTGCAACATTCACAGCGATACCCTGCTGTCTCGGTTAGATGCTGCTGATCAATATCTTCACGTGCATCTTGAATGTTGGTAGATCTTCGACCATCCCACCAAACATTCTCCCATTTCAGGTATTGAGCTTCGCCACATTTAGGACATGGCACATAATAGCGGCGACGATCCCCACGGTAATAAGCCGATTCAACCCGACTCGCACCCTTAACAGTCGGTGTACTGGATTCCGTTCTTAATGCTTGATCACCAAAAGTTGCTGAACGCTGGGCCAACAATTCAATTGGATCTCCCTCTGCTGTTGCCTGCATCCCGTCAATTTCATCGGCATGGGTTATAGGTGCAGATCTTGAACGTAAAGTCTTAGGTGATCCTGCCCATGAAAATAATAGCCAACCACCAATATAGGAAATCATACGACTGTTATTCACACCATCGCGGCTTCGTGGCTTGGCCATCTTCTGTGCAATGGATTTATTCGCTTCAATCATTGGGCGAAGTTTGGTTTCAAGGAAGGTATGAACATCTCCTTGAGTCGGTTGCACAAAGATCTGTGACTTGGGTTCATGTGCAATAAAATAAGCAGTAGCGCATTGCTGAATGGTTGTTTTACCCAGCTGTGCCCCAGTCATATAGGTAATACGGCGCACACCATATTCCTTAATGGCATCAATCATGCCGCGTTGATAAGGAGCATTATCAAAATTGATGGGACCTGGTATCGCATTACCTACAGGAATTTTGATATTTTTCTCTGCCCATTCACTTGGCTTAATTTCTGCAGGCGGAACAAGATGGGACATTGAACGCTTCAATGCATCAATCACTGAATAGAAATTGCTGAAAATTGATAAATCAGACATCGTCATCATCCTCAAATTCAGCATCTGCCGCCGACTCTAAAGCAAGTACGATTTCAGCCTTGAGCTTTTCCTTAAAAACACGCGCATCCGTTTCACCGAGTAGTTGTAGGACTGCGCGCTGTGGAATATTCATCATGTTTGAACGGATGGTACCGAAGACAATAGATTGGGCGCGTTCAAATTCAGCAATTAATGCAACTTCACCTTTTTTTTCAGCGAGTTCTAACTCAGCCAATTCTGTTTCTGCTTTGGCTTTTCTTATTTTTAAAAGGTTGATGTCATCAACAACTTCACCCGAAGCATCATCAACAGCTTTGTCTTGGAGCCACTTGGCAATATGCGCAGTATTAAACTGCCATTCTTGCCCTTTTCCACGACCTCGGACTACAACTGGACAGTCCTGACGAACCCAAGAATCAATCGTAGTTAAGGCAACTCCAAAAACGTCTGAAAGCCCCGTCCTGTTTACGATCTGACCCTTTTTAGCATCCGCCATACCAACCCATTTTCCAGCCCAAATTTATATTGAGATATAGTAGTTTGTTGTGATTTTAAAATTCACGCAGATATGAAATCCTGCGAGGTCTTTGCCCCCGCTTGGGGTGCCCTGAGGAAGTACCTACGTAAATGATATTTATTCTCATTTGAGAGGGGTTAACTTGACCCATTACACAACTCCCGATCTTGCTTGATGAGTTGCTGCGCAGCCTCTAGCTGCTCGGTCACTTCGTCTGCTCTTGCGGCTTGACGAATAAGAAATTCGACATCTGTGTCGAGAAGTCCGCCTGTTGTTTCTGCATCACCACTGCTGGTGGTGCTGGCAACATTGGACAAAACAGCTGGGCACTGCTTTGATTTGAGTGAGTCGCGCAGGCTGAGATTGCTAGCACGGTACTCATTAATAGTGTGATTCGCATTGTCCTGTATTTCCTTCTGCTTATCAAGATACGAAGCTTCTAACTCGACTAGCTTTACATTAACGGCGCGCTCTCGCTCAAGTGCAGCATCAGCCTGTGATTTCAGTTGGGTGACTTGATCTTGGTAGCTCTGGATCTGTTGTGCTTTGGCGTGGTTATAACCATAGTCATAACAACCCCATCCTATCCAAATACTGCATATCAAAAACACAAGAGCGACAATAGCGTTTAAGCCCATGAAAGCACCTTCAATGTATTAATTAACTTTTAGATCAACATCAGGAATAATTGACTGTGGCTTAAAGGCAACTTTGTAGTGATATGTACTAACGCCCTTACTGGTCAATTGTTCTGAAAAATAAGTCACATTATCTGAAATGCCCAATGAGTGTTTTTTAAATTCCTTCTCACCAGTTTTACAAGTGACATCAACCTTGCGCTCGCCTACAGGCTCAAATGAACACTTACCTTCAATAGTTAGGATGTAGTCACCAGTAATGCTGTTATAGAACACAACTCGACGATCTAACTGGAAGTTATCGGCTGCATAAGAAAGGTTTTTAGATGCAACCTGAGCATCACGCGAACAGCCAGCAAAAGCGAAAGCACACATTAATCCAACAACAAGTAATTTCATTTTCATGGTGTTACCTTTAAAAACAATTGTTTCTCTTGAGTACGGCGGTTCACAAGCCCATTGATGACCTTGCCATTGTCATAGATCCAGCGGTCAAATTGGCTGGATGCTAAATCGAACTTTGATTGGTTGAGTAATGTCAGCATTGTGCTTTTTGAAAATGCTGTCTCGCCCACGTTGTAAACGAAAGAAGCCAAGGCATCGAATTGGTTTTGATTTAGCTTGCTTGTTACGTATTTGTCTAAGCATGCATCAACCCATTTGGCATCATTCATCAACCATAATTCCGCTTGACCACGTGTGCACTTATCACCCTTTTTGACCTTGGTCCCATTTGGGTATCTGATGGTGCCAAAGCCAATCGTCCAAACCCCACCCGTATCAAGGTAAGCATCTGCACGGAATCCTTCAAAATCACGGATAATTGCATATCCATTTTCAGAAATATCTTTTAATCCAGTGACTACTGGTTGCAATGAATAACCAATAAGCTGAGTAAAAAGCTCTAAGCCACTTTGCGCGATGATTGCATCACCTGCTGTGACTTGCTGTTGTGTAAGCTTTCCACCCGACATCGCTCTTAACCATGTATAAGCCTGAGCAATATTTTGACTTTGATCTACACTCATTTATTACGCCCTTTGCTCACCCAGTTTTTGAACATTTCCAGCAAATAACTGAAAAAGCCCATCTCTTTCCAAGCCCCTGATTTCACCCACTGGAATAGTTCTTGAAAAATTAAACCGCCGAGCGCTCCAGTTAAGAACCCGATGCCACCTGCATGATTTGGCTCAAGTTTGAAAAAGGACATAATCAATAATGTGAGATAGTGTGCTGTAAATGCTCCAGACAATAAAAACACGGCGTAATCGCGCGGTGTTTTAAGCTGTTCTTTGTTGTATCGAGTTGCCACAGCTGCCCCCATCAATCCTGCAATAAAATATTGGAGTTCAGTCAAATACTTCATTACAGCTGCTAACCAGTCTGGAAATGACATTCTTGTTTGTCTCTAAAAGGCTGTTTTTTATTATTTTGGTGTAATTCTAGTGATTACTTCATTATTCACTTTTTCACACATTGGTGATGGTGCCAACTATCTGGTATTTCCGGATAGTTGGCAGGGTAAATGTCTTTTCAACTATATGCGGTCGTTCTAATGGTTCTTGTTGATAAATTAAAATACTGGGCAACTTCATCTATTTTAAAACCTTGCTCAAGCATGGATTTAATACCTGAATTACGGCTTTTAATTAAGATATGTTTACATTGAGATAGGATAAGTAATTCACCGCCAAAAACCCTGCAAAGCTTGTGCGCATCCTCATAGCCAAGAATATTTACAAGGTTGTGATCCATCTTTAAACGTGCAGCCTGTGGGACATATAGAAAAAGCTGCCCAACCCCTGTTCTTTTTTCTGCCTTGTACTTAGGTGACTGGCTAACCAGATACAATGCTTTTTGTCGTCCAATTACTTCGGCAACTGAACGCAAGTCCCCTTTTAAATCCAATAATAATTCAGACATCATTACCCCTATTTATTTAAGGTTTCTTAGGTGGGTTGGCCAAAGCGTGACATACAGCTCGAACTAAACTGTTGACTCTAGATACTCCCAGAACAACAATCTTTTTCTTACACCCACAAGGCATATACCCGTTGCCATTACGTCCATTAAATCCACGTTGGCAAGACTCGCATTTTTCACTCATTTAAAATTGACCTTGATATAAGCTGCTGCAATCGCAAAACCTACTGCTACTATTGCTAATGCCAAATTGCTGTATGCCTCCTTATTGCTATCGATAGAGAGGGCTGCCAGAACGGCTATACAGGAGAAAATGAACGTCATATCATTTCTCCCCATTTGCGCATCCTTGAGGCAATGAGGTAGCAGATAATTGCAATCGATCCGAAGAGACTGACATCTACTAATGAAGGATCAACCACCCTTAATGCCGCTAAAATGAAGATCGCGGTGAGTCCGCAAGACACATCCATAAATGCCATTTTGAAATTGAACTCAGAACTAAATAGCCTGTCGTGACTTCGCTTAATCAACTTCGTGACAAAAAATGAAATTAAAATCACTACTGGTAAAACCACTAACCAAAAAATAAAATTAAGTTCCATATTTAAAATCTCGCAAAACGACCGTGAACTAACATTGCTGCATCTCGTGCATGCTCATTGGTGCGACCAATCCAACCTGTAATTTTTTTGAATATTGGTGCTTTGTATTTGGTGCTGTTGTTCTGTGGGTGAATCATCTTGAAATTGATGCCTTGTTCAGTGCACCAATCTTCCCAAATCTGTGCATCACGTTTGACTGATCCAACGCCTTGAGCCTTTTCACGCCCACCTGTAAACCAGGTACGCTGCCGTGCATCTTCGATATACAAACAGACGTTACTGATTCCCCATTGTTCAATTAATTCCTTTACCTTCTCCATTGCTTGAGTAATTGATAAAGACTCTACCTGCTCCAGCTCCCCACCATTGCCGCGGTCAGCAGCAACGGCGAAGCCTGTATTCACACCTGTATCAATGCCAATCAGGATCTTAGTCATTCAGTACAAACTCCCGATCTTCTTTGCAAAAACACACATAACCAACTTGTACGGTTAAATTGCGATAACCAATGCCTTGGTCAAAATCGAATAAGCGGTCACCGTGTTGAAACTTCAAACTGTTAAAGAATGGTTGTTTAGTGAAGAACGGTTCAAATTCTTTTCGCATGTCTACTGGTGGTATGACTTTCACATCTTCACAAGGACAACTAAACGGCGTGCCATTATCCAAACGCCCCATTACTCGCCCATCTTCCACTCGATCTAAAACACCGTAGCCATGAAAGCGTTTTCCTGAATAGTCAGTTGCAGACTCACTGATGAAATCTACTTGTACGCGGTTGCCTTTTTTCATAACCACCCCAATACCGAATTAGTGCTATCAGCTCCAGATGCACAAACACAAAAGAAAATGAGTAGAAGAAGTGCTGTATGTAATTCCATGATTTCACCCCAATCCATTTAATTTCAGAGCTTCATTTACATGAAGGTCAGTAACTATTGTTGTTGGTGCAATATGATTTCTAATGTCGGATACATCGTCCGTGCGGTCATGGTCAGCAAGTGCCGCACGGATGCTTTCAATCGGTATGTATGGCTTATGGTTAAGACGTCCGTTGTGTGGATACCCATCATCAACTCCAATCCAGCTATTTACATCCCAAATCATTGCAGGCTCATCAAAGAATTCAGAAGTTTTTGCAAAGTAAGTGCAATCCACCTCATCTGCTTCAATGAAAATCTTTGATCCCTCAGGTGCCACAGCCACAATTTCACGCATTCTTTCGATTGTTAAATTCATGCAACTAACTCCCCTTTGACATTCATAATGTCCTTTGCGTACTGAGTCGCCTTGTAATGGCTATCCGAAACGCGCTCCAAGAACCCTGATTTAATGTGCTCATTCAAAAGGCTGTAGACCGTGGCACGGTGAAAATCAAAAACAGCTTCCTGCACATCAGCTACAGAAAATGGAACTGTTGCGTAGCATGCAAACAGCAATAAATTGATTTGGTCTTCAAAACTTACTCGCTTGTATTTCTTGTTTTCACTCACGCTATATCTCCCGCTAATGCAGCAATATCTCTTGGTACAGGCACACCATCTCTGCGGCACATTTCCGCATAAACTTTAGGGTTCTCAAATGGATCTGGACCAAGCTCTTGTGCTACAGGTGTTGCTTTTGGAGTTGGTTTTAATTCTTGAGGTTTAACAACTGGACGGTTACGCACATGCATGCGTTGTTTCAGGTTCGCTAAGGCCGCTTGAGCCTCTACATTTGAATATGGTTTGTATGATTCCGCTTCACCCTTTACAGGCAACTGCTCTAATTCCTCATGCCACTCCTGTACTTTCCCTACTGCTTTGGCACGAATCTGATAATCCTGATAAATATCTTTAAATGCGTAGTGAGCGGCCTTCTGCCCTTCGTTGGTCAATACAAAGCGAACTTCATCGAGTGCGCGCTTGGTCAACTTTGTGATTTTGGTCTGTGGATCTGACTCATACTGCATTGCCTTCGCCCAAGCCATGTCAGCAGTCCACCAATCACCGCCTTGTTCACACCAGTTGCGGAATGTTGGCAAGTTCTTTGGACACCATTCTTCAGAATTCATACGCATCAAGCCACGTGTGATATCTGCAGGTGTTAGACCATTGAAAACTGTACAAGCCAACTGAACAAGTTCTTGGTCGTCTTCATAAACTTCAAAGTTCTTTTTGAATGCTGCGCCGTATAAATCACTCATACGATCCAAAACCATTTGAGCCATTTCAACAGGGAAAGTCACAGCAAATGCTTGTTCAAAAGCTTGGATATTGCTCATGCGCATTCTCCTCTCACATCACGCATCTGTGCAGGTTGATCTTGGCTACCAAAGCGACGGCGTTGCTGCGGCTGTTGTGTCTGAGTAACTGCCTGTTCCTTTGGCGCAAATAAACCTTGGTAATTCCCGATAATCGAGTATTCAAGCGAATCGTTTGCACGTTGTCCGTATGACACCAGTTTTTTCAGAATTAACTTCACTGCGTTTTCAGTGAGTGGTTTTTTGATTGAATTACGCATTTCAACAAACTGAATCCAAAGATCACGGTCTACGTTCACTGGTAACTCAACTGGTTTGGCATCAAAATCATTTGGTTTTTCAGCCTTAGGTTGTTCAGAATCGCCCGCACTTTTTTTATTATTTTTTTTCTTTTGTAGAGTTGGTTTTGATAGTTGGTTTTGTGTGTAAAGATTTTTTACTAGCTCTGGTAAAGAATTTTTACTAGCGTGGTTAAATTTTTTTACTAGTAAAGTTTTTTTACTAGGTGCATCAGGTAGTAAAGAATCTTTACTAGGGAAAGACACCATCCAACCCACTACGCACTCATCATTCAACTTAAAAGAATTGCCATGAATCGTTGAATCACACTCGATCACTAAACCTACTTGAATCAACTCAGCAATCGCCTTGGTGACTGTAGGACGGCTTTTCCCAGACAAGCTTTGGAACTGGCTCAATGAGATTGAATCGAACTCTTTGCACCAGCCACGAGTCTTGCGGCAGATGATCAAATAGAGCTTTGCAGCAACATCACTGATTTGGCTTAGAACTTCATCAACAAACACATTTGGAACTTGAAAACTGTTTGGTGTGTATTGGCTCATTTCTTTAATAACCCCGCAGCAGCTACAAGCGCCGTTAATCGTGTTAATCCAAAGGCTGTAAGACGCGCTTGAGTGAACACCTTGTCACCATCGGCACTGGCTACAACCTGAGTTACCTTGTTCACCATGACTTTCTGATCAATCCGTTGCGAATAGGCACATAAACGGCGTTGGCGGCTGTTCTCTCGATATACCCAGTTCTTTTGAATCATGAAATCGATAAGTTTTGATTCTTGGATGCCTATGGTTTTGGCAGAATCACGGATTGAATAGGTGTTTACCGTGTCAGCAATTACGTCGACTACCTGCGCCTTAGGCTCCAACAATGCAACGTGCTGTTTGAGTGCTTGGTTCTCCTGTTCAGCAGCAAGGGCTAACTGAATCAGATCCATGCGGCTTAATTCTTTAGGTTGAGCACTTTCCATTTCTTTCAGCTTTTGCAACACATGACGGCGAACAGATTTTGATTCGCGCATACCAATCAGCATGCATTGCTCGAGTGTTAGATCAAAAACAACCGACTCAGTATTGTTGAAATTTTGAACTACATTTTTTGTGTAGTTCTCCCCATCAAGCTCATCTTCAATTTTTGCGTTAAAACTATTTAAACGAAGTAGCGGCTCACCCATTCCTTGGCGAACCTGATTGATCAGTTCCAGTAACTCTTTACTAGACATCACTTGTTGTTCATGATTAAATTTAGCCAACATGTTCATTTGATTTCCTTTTTGGTTATCAACGTTAAAAGCCTGATCTCGACCATCAGGCTTTTTCTGTTTCTACGCTTGAGGTGTATTTCTTCATTTGCTTAAGCGCTGCTTGATCAACCGCTGCAATCAACTCTGTTAAGCCCTGCGTCAATTGGTGAATTTCTTCATATTCCGCAGGTGTGATAACGCCATCTTCATAAGCTTCATACACAACATGGTTTGCCTTTCCACTCTTAATGTTGTGCTGCATCATTGCCTCAAAAATTGACAACTCGTGATGTTTGCTTGAATCACAGCTAACTGGCACCAATGCATAGCCAAGCTGATGTGCCCATACTTTTAAAATTTCTGGGTTCTGCGTATACATCATGATTGTTTCGAGCTTCTTTAAACTCGGCAGGTGGTTTGGCATGCCTACGTTTCCGTAGTTGCAAATTGTGTTATGCGAATCACCAGTAACCTGAGCAATTTCTTTTGGTGAAATACCCTTAGTCTGGTTGATCATTTTAAAAATGGCCGTTTGTGCTTCGCGGCTAAGTGATATTTCTTGCATTTGTGAAATCCTTTTGATTTTTCACGTTTCTTTAAAACATTGA